TGTCCGTTCCGTTGTCCTCGTTTTCGATTTCTATAGCCTCGTTTAACATCTGCATAAATCCAAACTTTAACGCCTTAATGTTTGGCTCTTTGCCGTCCTCAGCGTCTACAAGACTAACCCACGCGTCAAGTGTGCCGTATTCGTTCTGTATTTCCTCAATTACATTTAAATTAAAAACTAACCCTAACTCTTTATCTCTGTAATTTATTGTGTTGCTAACTTCTTTCATATACTTACTCCTTTTATAAATTGAGGCGGTGTTAAACCGCCCCTTTTATTTATTCTGCACTTGCTACAATAACGATATTTCCTGTTACGTTTGCAATAGTGATTACATTGTCGTTAACTACTGCGCTTGTAACGTCAGTTCCGCCCATTGTAACGCTAACACTTGACATTGTGTAGCCGTCCTCTGCGCTAATTGTTGCGCTATAGCTTGCGCCTGCGTTTACGCTTGTGGCGTCGTTAGAATTAACGCAATTTGTAAGAGTGTTAGTTACTGTATAAGTTGTAGCAACCGCCATTAAACTTTCAAGATATTCGATAGCGTCCGCCTTGTTATCAAATGTCTTTGTTTCGCTCCAATTTCCATTTGCTAACGCTGATACTGTTCCCTCTAACTCGCTTGTGTTAAACTCTAAACTTTCGCCCTTTGTGTTGTCCTCCTGTGATGGTTCGGAAAATTTAACTTTATACAAAAATTCAACTTTGTATTTATACACGCCGTTTACCATCTTAACGATAACACGTCCTAACGCAACGTAAGGCGCAACGTCGTTAACATTTCTAACCATACGTCCGCTCTCGTCTACGTCGTGTCCTAAAAGGTTTGCCATTGTTTCTGTGTCCTCGTCGTCAATACCTATTGTAACACTTCCACTCTGAAAACTTGTGTCACTCTCTGACAAATAATCATCCGCGTAAAGAGTTGCGCTATTGTTTGAAATAGATACGTTACAACTAATAGCCTTTGCGGGCTTTTTTGCTCCATCGTAAAAAGGTGTGCCGTCGCTTGCCTCAGTAAGCTTAGCGTATCTAAAATTATTTAATCCAATTTTAGCCATTGTCTAAAATCTCCTCTCTTAATATTGCAAAATTTAACGTTTTATGATAGTAACCCGTTTCAACCTCGTACATATCGGGGCTTGTTCTCGATGGTTGCCACTTAAAACCGTTATTCTCTAATGTTTTTCTAAGTTCTTTAACGATATTTTTGTAATTGCCTTTACAATATATATCAAAGTCGTAGTAATCTACATATCCTAATAACTCGTCGTCTCCACTAAATGAGGCGTCCGCGTCTATCTGCATATATGTTATATATACATCGTTTCCGCCGTCATAGTAAAGATATTTAACGGGTATTTCCACGCCGTCAACTATAAAGTTTTGTAATAGTGTTTCGATTAAACTATTCATAATAAACCTTTACTCCTGCGTCTTTGCTCTTTTAACATAATCTCTTCAAGTTGCTTTTGTCTAAAACTCTTTCGTAAGTATGGTTTTTTACGTTGTGCGCCTCTTTTACTCTGCGCGCTACGTCCATACTCGAAAACGTTAGCAACTAACGGCGCGGGTGTTATAACGCCTAACTTATTTTTGAAATATCCATAAAAAGCAACTTTACACGCTACGCCGTCCTTTACGTTGTAAGGCTTTGTAACTGTTAAACAATTCATTATATCGGAGGTTTTAAACTCCGCGGGTACGTTTGCCTTAATGTTGCTTTGTACCGCCTCTGCTCCCGCCTTAACCATTGATTTAAAAATACTTTCGGCGTTATTGTTTATCATTTCAAAGTCTTTTATTAAGTCCGTTGGTAACTCTAATGTAAATTTAGCCATTTAGTGTGTTACCTCTTTCGCTTGTATCTCTAACTCAACGCCCGCCTCGTCAATATTATTTAGATATTCGATAGAATAAATCTTACCTCTAAACTCTATTAACATTTCGCGCGTTATCTGAGTTACGGGATAGCGTATAGTAAAGTTTGTATATGCTTTTTCAAAATCTGAGTTATTAACTATAAGAGTATAGCCCCTAGTAGTTTTAACGTTTGCGTACGGCGTCAAAATAACTTGTTTTGTTTTCTTTTGAAAGCCGTCCGCGTCCGTCTCGATTACTGTCTGATATATAGTTATTTTATGTTTATATTTACCTGCGTTTATCATAGTAAATTGATAGAGTGCATACCTAGAATACTTTCAACAACTTTGTTAACATTGCTTTTATCGACGTATAACACGCGGTTATCGTACATATCTTGGCATAGTATGTATAAAACAATTACAAAGTCGTTATAGTTGTCTAAGTTTTCCTCTTTTACTCCCGTATAGTTTTTTATAAACTCTTTAGCAATTACAATTAAATCATTTAATAACTTTTCGTCGTCCTCTGTTACCTCGTCTAGTCGTATATATTTTGCTACGTCCTCAGCGGTAACATCGCTTAACTTCTTAGGTGTCTCCATTGTCTAGCCCTCCTTTATAGGCTATTCAACAAGATTTAAACCATTTAAATTATATAATGTCTCGTACTCCTTGCCGTTAGCCTTAACGATAACGTGTAAAGGTTTAGTTTTATCCTCGATTTTAACCGCGATATTTAAATCTTTGTCAAATGTCGCCCTGCCGTTAATACCTATTTTAATATCTTCGGGCTTGATATTACTATCTAAGATTACAACGCGTAACGCGATAAAATAACCCTCGCCCCAATAGTCGACAAGTTCCCCGCTTGTCTGTTTTGCAACGTCGCCCACGATAACGCGGTCTCTAATTTCAAAGTCGCTCTGTAAATTAGATACAGTATAGCCGTAAATAGTATTAGTTGGTTTTTCCGCTCTAACTAATACGCGGGCTTTTGTGATGTCCTCAATAGCGTCTATCATTTCTGCGGTTGTCTTTGCGCCTGCTACGTCCTCAACGTCTCCGCCGTATGCTACATAGAGTTCCTTTAACTCGTTTACGATAGTTTTACTCACTCTTGCCAACCTCCTTTTTTTTAGGTTTTACCTGTTTTTTATTTTCTATTTTTGGCTTTACTTCCTCAATGTAATGGGCGTTAAGGAGGTCTTTTGCAACCTCCCCGTTTTTAATTTCCTTAACTTCGCCCTTGTGCATTGATACAATACCGCCAAAACTAATCAATGCTTTATACATAATATATTAACCTTTCTAAGCCATCTTAAGCCCTGCGATTTTCTGCTCGTTTTCGATTTTACTATCAAACTCGAACCATCCAATTACGCCGTCGGCGTGTTCGTCTGCGTATTTTTCTCTAAGAACCTGTATATTGATTTCCTCGCTAAACTTAGTTGCTAAGCCTGACATATCGCCGTAATAAATAACTGTTTCGCCTGTAGCGATGTTTGGCATATTGTCAGATACAAAAACAGGTTTACCTAAAAGTGTCTTACCAAATGGTGCGCTAATGTCGTCCTGTAATAAGTAACGTCCTACGTCGTCTCTTAACTGTCTAATAGCGGTTCTTGTCTTAGTCGACATAATCCAAATAGCGTTATTCTGATATACGTCTTTTACGCTATCCTGTACTTCGATAAGTTCGTTTACAGTAATTGCGCTTGCGCTTGCTGTTTCTACTAAGTTTTCAAGTGTGCTAAGTCCTGTTACCTTGTTTTCTGTTCCGATAAGTAATTCGTGTTCGATAAATCTAGCAATCTGATAAGCCATTTCATCTACTACAGTTCCCACAATATCAAACTTAGAATTGTTAATAAGTGAACGTGAGATTTTAGATAATGCGCCTGCTAAATATCCGTCAAGTTCGATTTTTGCGAAACTTCCGTTAGATGATGTTACGGCTACAAACTCTGTCTGATATGCTACAGTGATACTAGATGTTTCGTTGTCATAATAAGGAATGTCTAATTTGCCCTTTACGTTGTACTTTGTAGAACGTTCTAAAATAGGGCAAATATCATAAACCTTTTTAATAATTTTATCTGCAATAGTTGTAGGAATTGTAACGCCTGCGCTATTCTGTGCGGGTGTTAATTCTCCGTCTCTTTCGTTGATATAGCCTCTAATAAACTTATCAAATAATTCTCTTTCCTGTACTTCAACGTCATTTGTTGAAACGGCTCTTGTTTCTGCTACGTCTTTTGCCACGTCGTCGCCCTCCTCTGTTTCCATTTCTGTTACTTCCTTGTCAAGTTCTAAAGACTTAACAATTTTTCTTACGTTGTCTCTGATTTCTGCTAACTCTTCAGCCTCCGCCTCTGTAAGTTCTCTTTCCTCAGCCTTTGCGCCGTTTAAAACTTCCTCGGCGCGTGTAATAAGTTCGTTTTTCTTTTCTGTTAATTTTTTAGAATACATTAAACTTATTCTCCTTTCATTTCCTTAATTAGATTTTCGTATTTTGTATAATCTATCGCCTCAGCCGTTTTATCGGTCTGTTGTGGCTCTTCTTTTGTTTCCTCGCGTTCTTTTACGTCCTCGGTGTTGTCGATTACCTCAACGCCGTCGTTGAACGTTTCCGCGCGGTATTCCGCCTCGTCTCCCTCGGCTCTTACTGTGACTAAAGTCCCGTTATAAGCGGGTGTTTTTGTATCATCTAAAATAGATACTTCAAATAAATTCAAATCCTTAACGGCTCTTGTAGGCATTCCGTTAATGTTTCCGTTTTCAACGTCTACGTCAGTAAAACCAAAACTCCATCCTACAAGGCGTCCCGCTCTTGCTTTTTCGATAACTTCTTTGTCTGTGATTTCTGCCCTTGCTTTTAATCCTATGTTATCCTCTTTGAGTTCTAAGTTGCCCGCTTTTGTACTTCCTAAATCTTTATCCCAATTATGATTTAAAAGTATATGTATATCGTCGTTACGTTTAATAGCCTTATCAAACGCTCCCGCACATATACGCTCTATAAATCGTCCTACTCTACTCCATAGCGGTTTACTGTCTCTCTCAACGGCGTTTACATAGCCGTCAATAATAACGCTATCGTTTCTAAGTTCTATCCTCATAACTTGCCTCCCTGTTTGGATTATTACCGCTTGCGTCGTACTCTTCCGCTAACTCGTGGTTTTCTAACATTTTGTCTACGTCCTCAGCGTCGCCGTTAATTTCTGCCGTTGTATCTGTGTTAGGTGTGTAATAAGTATGTGTATTAGTGTCGTATAATACCGCTCCTAATCCTACGTTAACCACGTCTAAGCCCTCGATGTCCTCGCGGTTTTCCTCGCGCCTAATTTCGTTAAGCGTGATAAATCCCGTTTCTTTAGCGGTCTTATAAGCCTCATAACGTTTTAGTAAGTCGGGTTCTCTTACGATTTCTTTTATATCAAACTCGAAAAAGTATTTACCTTTTTCGTTCTCTAAAAGCATATCTCTATTTAACGCCGTTTCAAAGGCTTTTATAATTGGATATATCGCCTCTTTAAAAGTTCGATTAAAGTCGTTTTCGTATATATGGAAAATTGCGTTTATTTCGTTTCTTAATGTGTTTTTATTTTGGTCTAATTGCATTTCTACGCTACTATTACTAGCCTCTTGAAACTCTAAGCCATTGTTTAACACTACGACGTTTTCGCTATTATTCGCATACATACGACGCCACGCACTTTTTAGCGCGTTTATCTCGGGTTCGCCTAATCGTCTTTGACTTTTTAAAAAGCCTTTTTTATTGCCCCCGCTCTTTACTAATCCTAATTGATATAATAAAGTTTGGTAAGCCGTTTCTATAGCCTTGCTTACTTCCTCAGTAAGTCCCGTTCCTGTCGCGCCGTCTTTTGTGTTTCTAAGTAGTTTTATAAACTCCCACGGCTCGTACTGTACGCCCTCAACTAAAATAACGTTACGCTTAAATATAGGTTTATAGTTTTTCATCGCGCTTATATATATATCTTTGACATAATGTAGGCTTGTAACATCGTTACGATAACGATTTATATATATATAACCGCCCTTGCCTAATAAGTAGTCCTCTACAACGGCTTTTTTCATCTGATAGCCGTCTAAGGTGTCGCCCGTGTCTCCGTTTAGTAATTTAGTACGCTTGTCTTTTGTCTGCTCTTCAATTTTCCCGTCTTTTTTCTTATAAAGTTTAACGGGCATACAAGCAATGCAATTACTTATAAAATCCACGTCGCTACTTACTGTAGGTACTGTTAACGCTTTTTCGCGTGTTATTGGTTCGTCTTTTAATAACGCGCTTAATAAAACGTCGTCTATATTGTTTGTTGTTTCTACGGGTTCGGGTGTCCCGTCCCTTGTAAAGAAACTAAAAAAGCCCATCTTTTAAGCCTCCTTAAAATGTTTGTATCATAAAATCGCTTTGATTTAAAAATACGTCTTGCTCCAATAAGTAAACCGCGTTAATTGTACTAACTACCATATCAACTTTGCCGTTTGACTTCTTTTTGTTTACATATTGATTTTTATTTGTATCATATACGCAACGCGCATTTTGGAAATTTATTTCATATATGCGGTTACTCTCATACTTAAACTCTTTATTTAAGATTTTCTCTTTTAGTAATTTTGTAGGCGGGTGTAATACGCTACTATGTTGTCGTATCTCTACGACGTTATAGCCTGCGCGCTCCAACTTTTGCGCCGTACTCATTGCGTTATATCTGTCGTAGCCTATTGCTTGTATCTGCACGCCTGTGCGCTCTTCTAAATTTAATATAAAGTCCTCAACTACGGCATAGTCTATAACTCTATTACCGCACGGGATAACTTTACCCGTTTTGATTAACTCTCTATAGTTGACTTTTTCCGCCTTGCTTTTTTCGTCAATTCTATCCTCGGGGATAAACGCGTAACTATCCGCTAATATGTTTAAATCATCGTCAACGCTAACAATACTTACACTTGTATTATCGTTTGTCTCTGATAAGTCAAGCCCTAGATACACGACGCGTCCGCTCCAATTTATATTAGCAACTTTGCACTCTTGAACGTCTTTAACGTCGATATATGTTGTAGTTCCGACGCCTTGATATATGATGTTACAATGTTTAGTAACAAAGTTCTCGCGCGCACTCTCAACCGCTATAGCGTGCTTACGCTTTTTTAACAAATCCTCCCATATCTCGTTTATTTCAAGTGCTACGGGATTACTTTGTTTTAATATTAGGTCGTCGGTCTCCCACTTTTTCGGGTTGTCGGGTTCATACAACAATGCAAACCATGTCTCGTCATTTTCTAACCCGTCTAAAACCTTTTTACTATAGTTAACTTCATCCTCAAAGGGATTATTTATAGTCGGGTATTTAGTCGATATAATAACGCCTAATTTATTTAGTATGTTTAACTGTCCCGAACGCATAGCGTCAATAGGATAACTAATAGGTAGTGCGCCCACTTCATCCGCACAAAATACGTTCGGTAACTTGCCGTCCATACGATTTGTACTAAATGCAAGTGGCATAAACTTAGTATTAGTTGCGTTAAACATTATATAATCTCTTAATATCTTAAATCTAGGTTTACCCTTATACTCATACAATAAAGGGCTACTCTTGATTATTTCGCTTATAGCCTCTCTAATTTCACGGCTTAGACTTCCGTCGGGTGCTACTGAGTAAAATTTACTAAACTTAGGCTCTGTTAAGAATAGTATAATAAAAATCGTTGCTACTGTAAAGGTCTTAAAGTTCTTTCGACAGATTTCAATTACAACTTGTTCGTATCTGCGCTTTTTTTCATTATCGCGATATACTGTGCATAAGATACCTATATAAGCTAACCATTGATAGCCCGTTGTACACTCGTATAACGTCTGTCCTGCCTTTAATCCTTTAGGCATTATTAAAATTTTTAATATGCCCTCTATCTGTTTTACCTTAAACTCGCTTATTATGTATTTATCATTTTTGCCCTCGCAAGTTTTCATAAAGTCCCGCATTTGCAATTTGACGTATTTCGGCGTTGTTTTCTGTGTTACCGCTTTTTTGCAATACTCGTATGCTTTGTTGTTTGTCATACGTCCTCGCCGTTAATGATTTTTAATAATACGTCCTCTTGCTCTGCGTCAGCCTCTGCCTCAAAATCTTTTATAATTCTTAATAGCGTTGATACTGTTTTGTTTGCGCTATCTGTAGTGCGGTTGTATTCCTTGATAGCGGGATTAGTATATAAATTCTTGCGATTTTTTACATACTCTTTTGTAACTAACATTCCCTCGTCTTTTATTGTACTCTCTAACGCGTCTAATATGTCTAGTTGGACTTGATAACGCTTAAAGGTAGTCGTAAAGAAATAATTACTTGCACAACCGCTAGCCTCAGCCCGTTTTATAATCTCTTGCGCCTGTTTTTTTAACTTTGTCGCCTCTGTAGTTGCCATATGTTACACCCTCCACACGTTTTGACGTGCTTTTATACTCTTTTTATCTGTTTTTTGTTGTTATCTATTGTTTTATCCCGTTTTTTCCAAAAAAATACGGGTTTTTGTCTTTTTTGTAAATAAAGGGG